TGTCAGTTAATGTCAGTTGCACCCGGGGTTATTATATGGGCGCCGAGGGAGGTGATGGGCATGGCGGCGAAGAAAGGAATTACCGAGCGGGCCGCCTCGGCAGTGCTGAAAATGAAGCTGCCCGAGGACAGCCCCATGAGAGAAGAGCTGGAGCGCCACGGTCTGCCGGCGACCGGAGCGCAGGCCATCTTCTTTGCTCTGTTCCGAAAAGCGGCGGCGGGGGACGTAAGCGCCGCCAAACTCATTCGGGAGGTGGCGGGAGAAAAGGTGAGCGAGCCCGAGAATGTTTCTGCGGCGGGCCCGGAGCTTGCGGGGCTGAGCGACGAGGCATTGCGGGAGATCGCGGGGGGATAAATTGCTTCGCATGAATTGGCGGTGTCCGCCATGAATTGAAGCTGCGCTTCATGAATTGGCGCGATGCGCCGTGAATGATAACACCTCATCCACCGCTGCGCGGTCCCCCTGAAGGTGAATTGCCGCATAGCGGCAAGAGAGGCCACCCTGGGGTGTCTCCTCGAGGAGAAGGTTAACTTTGTGGTTTTCACGCCCCGCGGGGGCAATTCACGCGAAGCAATTCATGAAATCTCTGATTTCAATTCATGCCGTAAGGCAATTCATTTACCAAAGGGGGTGAGGCTGTGAAGAAAAGTGAAAAGGCTGCGGCGCGGGCGGAGCTGGCAAGGCGCGAGCTGGCACGGCGGCACTATGGAGAGTATCTGGCATACGTCCACGGCGCAGGCTGGAAACGGACGCGTATGTCGGAGTTTCTTTCGGCGCGGCTGCAGGAATTCATGGAAAAAAACAGCGGCAGCGCATACGACATCCTCATCATCGAGACTCCGCCCCAGCACGGCAAGACCCTCACCGTTACGGAGACCCTGCCCAGCTGGTATCTTGGCAAGAATCCCCGCAGGAACGTTATCCTCGCCAGCTACAATGACGTTACCGCCCAGCGTTTCTGCCGCAGAAACCGAGAAAAGGTGCAGCGCTTCGGCGGAAGCGTTTTCGGCATCGGCACAGGCAAAATCAACCGTGCCAATGAGTTCGAGCTGGAAAACGGGGTTGGGAGGCTCATCTCCCGCGGCATAATGAGCGGCATTACGGGCAATCCCGCCGACCTGCTCATTATCGACGACCCCATCAAGAACCGTCAGGAGGCGGACAGCCTTACATACCGCTCCCGACTCTGGGAGGAATGGCAGAACAGCCTTAAATCCCGCCTTGCGGCGGGGGCAAAGGTGGTGCTCATAATGACTCCGTGGCATGAGGACGACCTCGCCGCGCGGATACTTGCCTCCGAAAGGAGCGTAACGCTGCTGCGGCTGCCCGTAGAAGCGGAGGATAATGACCCGCTGGGCAGAAAAAAGGGCGAGCCCCTCTGTCCCGAGCTTGGCAAGGACGCTGCGTGGCTGAGCCAGTTCAGGGCAAGCTACGTATCCGACCCCGCAGGGGGCGCGAGGGCCTGGCAGGCTCTTTATATGTGCTCGCCTCGCGCCGAGGACGGCAATCTTGTTCGCCGAGACTGGTGGAAGCGCTTCCGCCTTGGTGCGGAGGAAGGGTTCCATGAGCAGCTTATCAGCGTGGACGCGGCTTTCAAGGGCGGCGAGACCAGCGATTATGTGGCCATAACGGTCTGGGGACGGAGAGGCAGCGACTATTTCCTGCTGTACTGCCTTAACCGTCGGCTGGACTTTCCCCGCACGCTGGCAGCCATCCGCACCGTGCGCGGACTTTTCCCGAGGGCGGGGCGAATCCTCGTTGAGGACAAGGCCAACGGCTCGGCCATCGTTTCCGTGCTGGGCCGCGAGCTTACGGGCGTTATACCCGTTCAGCCCAGAGGCGGAAAGGTGGCCCGCGTAAATGCCGTATCTCCCGCCATCGAAAGCGGTCATGTTTTCGTGCCCGAGGGCGAAAGCTGGGCGGAGGAATTCCTCGACCAGTGGACGGCATTTCCCGCAGCCGCTCACGATGATATGGTGGACAGCGCTTCTCAGGCGCTGGCGTATATGCTCCAAAGCCCCTCGGGCAGCACCGTTGAAGCCTTTGACGAGCTGGGCGAAGCCTTCGGCGGCGACCTGTACGATGTGTACGGGTGAAATGGCGCAAAGCGCCATGAATTGAAATCAAGGATTTCATGAATTGCTTCGCATGAATTGCCCCTGCGGGGCATGAAAAATAGAATTCATGGCCGCAGGCCAATTCATGAAGCGGAGCTTCAATTCATGGGCGAAGCCCAATTCACGCCGTAAGGCAATTCATTCGAAAGGAGAAACTATGTTTTATATTCTGTGCGCGGTGATTTTCGCCGCGGCGGTATTCGGGCTGGGCGTTATCATCGGCGGCAGGCACAGCTCCGAGGAAAAGAAGCCCGTCCGTGAGGACGTATCCCCTCGGGCGGAGAAGGAGGCCTTCAGCCTTCTCATGGGCTACAACGCCGATGTGGCCTACGGGCTGAAAACCATGAAGGAGGAATGAGATGGCAAACAACATGACCAAGGCATGGGAATACTACGAGCGCGGGCGGGATTACAATAACCGCCTTAGCCCCAATCTCTACCGCCTTGTGGACACCAATCTGGAGTTCTTCTCGGGCAACCAGTGGGTGAATATGCCCGACACGCCTGCAATGAACCGACTGCCCAAGCCCGTTTTCAACATTATCAAGCGCGTGGTGAGCCTTTTCGTGGCATCCCTCACCTCCAGCTCCGTGTCCGTGGGCTTTGAGCCGCTGAGCTGGCGGGACGGTGATGACTGCGCCCGCTTTGCCACGGCGGAGGTAGGTAATCTCCTTGAAAAATTCAAGATGGATTACCGCGTGCGCGAGGCGCTTTTCGACGGTGCCCAAACGGGCGACTACTGCGCCCACTTCTGGTGGGATCCCGACGCGAAGCCCTACGGCGGCAGCTTCGGGGACTATCGGGGCGAAATTCGCATGGAGCTGGTGGACGGCGTGAACGTAATGTTCGGCAATCCCAATACTCCCGAGGTGGAGAAGCAGCCTTACATACTCATCCTCGGTCGCGACACCGTGGAAAACCTGCGCAGGGAGGCGGGCGAAAAAAACCGCATCTATGCCGATAGCGAGTACGGCTTTCAGGCGGGGCAGGGCGGCCGCATAGAGCTTTCCTCCGACGATGAGGACGGCAAGGCCCTCTACTGCTACCTTTATACAAAGAAAACCGTCAACGGCAGGGAGAGCGTCCACGTTACCAAGGCCACCCGCGACTGCGTTATTTTCGAGGACCTGGACACGGGCCTTTCCCGCTACCCCATCGCATGGGGCAACTGGGAGAAGCAGAAGAACCAGTACCACGGCAGGGCGCTGGTAACGGGCATCATTCCCAATCAGATATTCATCAACACCATGTTCGCCATGGTAATGCGCCATCTGCAGCTTTCGGGATTTCCCAAGACGGTGTATAACGCCGATCTCATCAGCGCATGGAGCAGCGAGGTAGGGCAGGCCATAGGTGTGCGGGGCGTGGTGCCCGGGCAGAGCATAGGTCAGGTTGCGGCAAATCTTGCCCCTGCCGACATGAGCAACCAGATAATTGCCGCCATTGACAAGGCCATAGCCTACACCAAGGACTGTCTCGGCGCTACAGATGCTCAGCTTGGCTCCGTTCAGCCCGAGAATACCTCGGCACTGATGGTGCTCCAGTCCTCGGCGGAGGTTCCGCTTGAAAACACCCGCGCAGGACTTTACGAGTGGGTGGAGGACATCGGCGCCATTCTTCTTGACATGATGGGCACCTATTACGGCAAGCGCCCCGTGGTGCGTGAGCGCGAAGTGCGCACCACCGACTCCAACGCGCTGGGCGATCCCGTCCTCGACCCCGTAACGGGGCTTATGACGGTGAAGAAGCAGAAGTGCCGCGTGGTGGAGCTGGTCGATTTTTCCGTTTTCAAGGATCTGTGGCTGCGGGTGCGCGTTGATGTGGGCGCAAGCACCTATTTCAGCGAGATAGCCATGGTGCAGACCCTTGACAATCTGCGGCGGGACGGCACTCTCGATCTTATCGAGTACCTTGAGCGCATCCCGGATAAGCTCATTCCCAGAAAGGCGGAGCTTATTGAGTCCTTGAGGGAGCGCAATGATTTCAGCGGGGAGGACGCAGCCGAGACTGTGGGCATTTCCGAAGCGGGCGTGTTGACCCGACTTCCCACCACGGTGCAGGCCAAATACTCAAAGCTGCCTGCCGCTGCCCAAAGAGCGCTGTTGGCAAAGGCGAAGATGTAGAGCCAGCGCACCTTTGGTGCATGAAAATATGGGTTAAGCTTCTCCTTGAGGGGAAGGCTAACCCTATGTTTTTTGTTTGCCGTGTTAATTTACTGCGGATTCAATCTGCGGAGCGCCGGGGGCGGCGCTCCCTACATGGGAGGCAGGCGGTTATCGGGGTAGGGAGCGTCGCCCTCGACGCTCCGCAAATTCTTGATTTTTAATATTACAAGGAGGATCTATGGACGAAAACCGTGATTACGAGGCCGAGGTGGCGGAGCTTATGGAGTTCGCGCCCGAGTTGGAGGGCGGTACCCTGCCCGAGAGCGTAATTGAGGCGGCTGCGGAGGGCAAGAGCCTGAAGGAGGCCTATTCCACCTTCCGCGAAACCAGGGAAGAAATACATAAGCAGAATGAGGCTGCCCGCCTGCGGGCACCCGTGGGCGGCGTTTCCGGAAGCGGCGGCATTGTCAGCCGCGAGGTGGACGATTTCCTGCGGGGGCTTTGCGAGGAATATTAAAACAATGAATTGCTTCGCGTGAATTGAAATCTGCGATTTCATGAATTGCTTTCGCGTGAATTGCCCCTGCGGGGCATGAAAGACAAAGTTATTATGGCGCTCTGCGCCAATTCATGAAGCTGTGCTTCAATTCATGGACGAAGTCCCAATTCATGCGCTATCAGCGCAATTAATTTTAAATTTGAAAGGATGATAATTCAATGTCCGGTGGAATCAATCTTGCAAGCAAGTACAGCAAAGTCATCGACGAAAGATTTTACAAGGAGTCTCAGGCGGCGCTGGCGGTGAATAACGACTACGAGTTTACCGGCGTAAAGACCGTAAACGTCTATTCCATCCCCGCCGTCGCCATGAGCGACTACAGCCGCAGCGGCACTTCCCGCTACGGT